AAGTCTATTTTCATATAAGTTTTATTCGATTGTTCAAAAAAAAACTTTCTAAATGGTTCAGTTAATTTCAGTTCCTCGAATTTTAGCATCATCTACTTGAGAATCTTTCTGATTTACATTTTTTAATCAATTTCAAAATCTATTTTCTAAGAAATGAATCAGCGTCTACCAAATTGCAAANTTCATTGTTTTGTGATTCAGATAGATTTTTTAAATAAATAATGTTGTTTCATCGAATTTATATCAATAATTTGAGAATCTTGAAAAGCCAAATATTTCAATAGGAAAGGAGTCAGAGTCTAGAAAATTACGGCAAGCCTTTCAAATCCAGAAGCTGCATGAGCGCGACGCCAGAGGCGGCACGCGCTACACGGAAATTGTCAGGGCACATTTTAATGTCGTATCACCGGACGCCCGGCTTCAGCGGCCTGAATATCTCGGGGGCGGGCAGGCCCCCGTCAATCTCTACCAAGTCCCTCAGACCGCAGGCACCGGTGCGTCCGGGTCTACAACTCCGCAGGCTAATCTGGCCGCCTACGGAACGTCGGGGTACTCCGGTCACGGCTTCACCAAGTCGTTCACCGAACACGGTGTTCTCATCGGTCTTATTTCCGTTCGGGCCGATCTGAATTATCAGCAGGGCCTCAACCGTATGTGGTCCCGCTCCACCAAGTACGATTTCTATTGGCCAGCCCTCGCGATGATTGGAGAGCAAGCTGTGCTCAACCAAGAAATATATGCTCAGGGCTCGGCAAACCCTGCTGCGGATGCGGCGGCGTGGGGCTATCAGGAACGGTTCGCCGAGTACCGTTTTAAGCCTTCTATCGTCACCGGACAGATGCGAAGCAACAGTGCAACGCCATTGGACACATGGCACCTTGCTCAATATTTCTCATCCGCTCCTGCTCTCAACGCAGCATTTATCCAAGACAACCCACCCATTGCTAGAGTGGTGGCTGTACCGTCGGAACCTAACTTCATCTTAGACGCCCATATCTCTGCAAGATGGGCGAGGCCAATGCCGGTCTACGGCGTTCCCGGCCTGATCGATCACTTCTAAAGATGGATCCCGTAACGGGTACTATCATTGGCGCCGGCATTTCCGCCGGCGCCAATATCTTTGGCGGACTTCTCGGTTCCGCCGGTCAGAGCGCGACCAACGCTCAGCAAATGGCACTCATGCAGGAGCAAGAACAATTTCAGGAAAGAATGTCGAACACGGCCTATCAGAGGGGCATGGCGGACATGAAGGCAGCGGGCCTCAATCCTATCCTTGCAGCCAACTTAGGTGGTGCGTCTACGCCCGGTGGGCCATCAATGCCGATGCTTGGGAACGCTTCCCAGCCTCTACAAAATGGTATCACAGGTGCAGCGAGCACAGTGTCGAATGCCGCAACCCAAGTGGCCCAAAACGTTAAGGACACTTCTACGGCCAACCTGAACACCACCAGCGCCAAGCTTCAGGAGGCAAACACCGAGCTCACGAAAACTCAAAATCTTCATGAGCTCGGGAAGATCGCGAACACCGCCGAACAGCAAAAGCAAATTCAGGCGGCGACGGAACTCTCTACTCAAAACGCGATCACTGCCGCAGCGGAGCGAGGCCTGATTGGCGCTCGCACCACGTCGGCCGAGCAGGAAGGCCGCATCGGAAAGATGCGTGCCGACGACTATGAAAAGTACGGACCCGACGGTGGAGCTGGCGCCACCGTCGAAAGGATCATGCGTCGCAAGGCGCTGGGCGATCAGTCGAGCGGCAATGTTCCCGCGCCGACTTCTCCGCCTCAAATGCAAGCTCCCTTTTCGTATCCGGGTCGGAACGAAAAGTCTCATTCACAGCTTCCCAACCGACAGGGGTACTAATGTCTAAATCACAACCCGCTTATGTCGAGCCTCAGGGCTTTTTTACGCCCGGCCGTGGTCGTATCGCCGACTTCGACAATGACCACATCGTTTTAGATCTAAAAACCGGCGAGCTTGGTCCTATGCCATCGATGACCAAGCAGTCAGAGATGGCCGCGTGTGACATCAACAATATCGTCCGCGAGTTCACGCCAAGTCACATGGCCATGCTTATCGACCAAGCCCGCCAGCTCGGGCAGTACGTCGATCTGCCCGACTCTCTGGATTATCAGGAGGGCATCAACACCGTGCTCCGTGCGCAGGAGGCTTTCGCCACCCTGCCTGCTAAGGTCCGGTCTCGTTTCGAGAACGATCCGGCTCAATTCTTGGAGTTCTTCGCCGACCCGGCCAACCAGGACGAGGCGATCAAGCTCGGCCTCGCTAAGGACCTCAGGCCGCCGCCTGAGAGCTTCAGGGACCCGAAAAACAAGGCGGAACCGGAGCCGCCTACTGCCGATCCCGAGCCCAAGCCCAAGGCGTAAGCCGGGCCCTCGTTCTTGGCCCGGCGCTTTAGGCGCGCTGGGGGGTCGTTTCCCCCCCAGTCGCGCCGTCTTCACACAGGTGCCTCCGCTAAGGTAGGAATAAGGCCCGTAGGGCCGGGGTAAGGGGCGCAAGCCCCTTGTCAGCTCAAACCGAGCGAAGCGAGCCCTGTGAGCATCTTAGACCCCCGCAAGGGGGTCTCTTTTTGCGGCCGCAAGGGGGTCCCCGCTGGGGGTAGACTATCTTTTACTAGATATCATATAGTCTACGTGACACCACACTACTGGTGTCACTACAAGGAGCATCTCATGCGACGATCAAAAATCCCCCAAAAGGCCTCTCAGAGGTCCTTTACGAAGCACGCCCAGCGCGTCCACCCCAAGAACCAGCCGTCCATCGTTATGCGAGGCGGCATCCGCTTCTAAGTGGTTTGCTTCAACCCCATGAAGGCCTACCGGTCACGGGAGCGGTCTCCTGTGACCGGGACCTATGGAATTACCTTCAACCCCGTCAAGGCACTGTACGAAGGTTCTAACCTTCATGTGCCCTGCGGAAAATGTATCGGGTGCCGTATCAGCCGATCAAAAATGTGGGCCGCTCGGTGCTATCACGAGGCCTCACTTCACAAACATAATTGCTTCGTTACGTTGACTTTCAACAACGAGCATCTTCCAGCGAACTACTCGGTGAGCGTGCGCGACGTTCAACTGTTTCAAAAACGTCTGCGCAAAAAGTACCCGCACAAAAAAATACGCTTCTTCGCCGCAGGCGAGTACGGCGACAAAGATCTACGTCCTCACTATCACCTACTCATATTCAATCACTCGTTCTCTGATCAAAAAATACACTCTCAAAAAAATGGCAATATCCTCTACACCTCGGAAATTCTCTCATCTCTTTGGACACATCCTAGAACTGGTAAGTCGTTAGGCTATACAACTGTCGCCCCTCTCACATATCAAACTGCTGCGTATACTGCGCGGTACATCCTTAAAAAAGTAGGCGGCGATCCAGCCGCCGATCACTACGAGCGGGTTCATCCGCTCAGCGGCAAACTTGTCCGCGTCAATCCAGAGTTCTCAACGCAATCGAACAAGCCCGGCATTGGCTCGGGCTGGTTCGATAAATATAAGTCCGACATCTACCCGTCGGACTTCATCATCGTGGACGGCAAGAAACATCCCGTCCCGAAGTACTACATCAACAAGTTACAGGAGGCTGACCAGGTCAAGGTCGTTCGCGGCCGTAAAGCCGCTGCTCTCAAGCAGAAGGCCGACAACACTCCGGCTCGTCTGAAGGTCCGTGAAGCGGTCCTTAGCGACAAACTTAAAATGCTCACAAGGAAACTTTAAAATGAAAATCCGTGCCTACACCGTCTACGACGAAAAGACTTTGTCTTTTAATCCGCCGTTCTTTGCAGCGACGGACGGCGCTGCTACTCGCTCCTTTCAGGAGCTGGCTAATGATCTCAACACGAATGTCGGCAAGTATCCTGCCGACTTCAAGCTCTACTACATCGGTGACTATGACATCGACAAAGGGGCCATGCTTCCAATCGCTCCGGTGGCCCATGTTGTCGATGCGCTTGCACTTGTGGCCGTTCGACCACGTTTACCTATCGACGTACCTGAAACCGGCAAGGGGGAGAATGACTAATGGCTAAGATGCCTTCTGTTATGACGGGGAGTCATAACTTCGCGCAGGTTCCTACAGCGCAAATCCCCCGCTCGAGCTTCGACCGCTCGAGCGGCTATAAGACCACCTTCAACGCGGGCAACTTGATCCCGTTCTTTGTCGACGAGGTTCTTCCCGGCGACACTGTGTCGATCAACATGGCGGGCTTTGCTCGTCTGTCGACTCCGCTCCGTCCCTTTATGGACAATGTCTTCATGAACACGTTTTTCTTCTTCGTGCCCTACCGATTGGTTTGGACCAATTGGAAACGCTTTATGGGGGAGCAGGACAATCCAACCGATAGTACTAGTTATGTCATCCCGCAGATCGTCAGTACGGCTGGCACTGGTTATGGTGAGATGTCCATTTATGACTATATGGGTATACCTACAAAGGTGCCCGGTCTCACGCACTCCGCACTACCACTTCGTGCTTATAATCTGATCTGGAACCAGTGGTTCAGGGATCAAAATCTTCAGAACTCTGAAACCGGCAAGGGGGAGAATGACTAATGGCTAAGATGCCTTCTGTTATGACGGGGAGTCATAACTTCGCGCAGGTTCCTACAGCGCAAATCCCCCGCTCGAGCTTCG